TACTAGCTACATTATTCATGTTTCTGTAGTCCCGCTAATGGTGTAATTGATAACTAATTGCTTCATTAAGATTCAGTCACCCCGCTTAAATCCGCATTAATAACGCTTGCCGCACCTGCTGTAGCAAAGATGCTCATACTATTGCCGATTGAATGTTGTTCTAGTTTATCACATTCCCAAACTTTGTTCGGCTGAATTGTTTTCTTGTCTAGCCAGTTCCCGCCACTGCCCGCGGCCGGTGTTGTAGCTGTAAGCACACGCCATACAATAACCTCAACCGCACTTGCTGAAGTGTTTGTAAATGTTGCTTTGCCTATAAACTTTACTTCGCTTGAAGTTGTAGACACTAAAGAAGTTGAGCTAGTGCCTAGCTGGGTCTCGCTTGTGAAATTTCCTAGAGTTGACGCCATTAAAAAAGTTCCTTCCAAAGAGGTGTCACGTTTATTGTAGCTGAGCTGGCGCTCACGCCTTCGAATGATATGGTTTCGCCTGGTGCCAGTATTATATCATAAGGCGTTAGATCAATATTCACACTATCATTCTTACCTGCCAAAGAGAATACATCTAGAGTTTTACCACTTGTGACTGTCGTCCCTGCCACATCATAATCAACCACTGAATCCGTGGCACTTACGTCAGAATATGAAGGCGAACCGCCTAGCGTGGCATTTCTAACCATCCTTACCTCTGCCAAGTTATTAGTTCCGCTCGCCTCTAAGCTTACACTCACCCTTTCTAGCAGTACGTCTATATAGTTCGTTTTGCTGGCATACGTACTTTTATTCCGTATTGTTAAGACATTATCAGAAGAGGTAACGCTTGTCGCTTGCTGCTTTCCTGTTGAAAATTGGGGNTGGTGAATCTCGAAATACTTGGTTTTGCCTTCGATAAAATAAGCATAAGACGCGCATTTTAAAATCAGATTATCTACTGTAGCCTTATTATTCACCCATATAGTGAAATGATAGTTTGGGTTGTGTGAGGTGGGTTCTGTTAGCGTTCCCGTTATCGGCATTGTATGAACTTTATACGGAATATTGTCTTGACCAACAAACCATAGTATAGGGCCAAGCGCGCCAAGATACCCAAACTGAATATACCAGATATTTAACTTAGTATGGTCTATGGTCTGTCCGCTTGCGCCAGTTCCGTCAAGCGGGTCATCCCAGCCTGCCTGTGCGGNAGTGGTTAACGTGTCATTAGAAAATCTATGATATCCAAACGTAGTGCCGTCATAGCCAACCGCCAGCCCGTTCTTAAATGCTGCGCTTGAGCCTGTCTCATCAACTATGCCAGCATACTGTTCTGTTGCTGCAACTGGGGCCGTAAATAATGTCGTAAAACGCATTAACCCACCTAAACCAGCTCTATACTTGGCGTGGCGCTTTGATTGAAATTTTGCCGTGCTTGCTGTTGTTGTCGTTGTTGTGCAGACAGCCATAGCTGCCCCCTGCGTTACCGTCCCGCTACCCGTCACCGTATTCGTGCTTAACTCTGTATTACTAACAGTATACTCAAAAGATCCTTGAAACTGAGGCGTTAGCTCTGTTGTTCTTAGATCGCCAAACGCGGTTAATGGTAGTTCTGGGAATTCATACCCGCTCATATTACGCTCCAAGTATTGGCTTCAGTTGTAAATATATGATCTGGTGCGCTATATCGCCTTAGTATCTTTTTTGTTGTCTTGCCGCTTATCTGTTTTGTAGATGTCACACTAACCGCTCCCGTCGAATTTCTAACTATGATCGCCCTTTCCATGTGGTCGGGGTTTGCGTTTAACGTTACAACTAGCGGCGATGTATTGGTGCATATCACTATTTCGTTGCCTGCGGTGGTGTGAGTTGTTCCCGTCACCTCTACAACTTCAAACTCTTTAGACGCGCCTTTACTTGAATATAATGCCGCTAAGTTTTGCTCTTGAACTTCGCCCGTCTTCCATGGGTACAACTCTTGAGTGCTTGCATCAGACATAAAGTCACTACCACCGCCCGACCTTAGCCATAAATCATGAAGAAATCTATTCAAATAATGTACTACCGGCCCTATCTCTCGATCTTCAGTCCACGCTTTCGGCCAGCTTATTACAAAAGGATCTACATTAGCCATTATCAAGCTCCACATCAGCAGATAGTTTGATTAATACCCACTTGATAGCGTCTGACATCGTGAAGCGAAACATTCTATTTTTAAACGATCCTAANCCCCACCATACTAGCTCATGGCGATATTCACCTTGATCACCAATAGACAGCCATCTTTCAGTGCTCCATGATCTACCGTTATCATCTGAGTACTGCATTATGATTTGTGATTCAGCAGTCACCAAGCTAGTNCCGCTTTCGACCTCTAACCGCAACGAGTTCATAAATACAGTAGAACCAGGCTTGCCAAATGTACCGCCATTAATCGAAACCGTATCTCTTCTATGCTGGATTAGGTCGCCATTATCTGTAAACGTATCAAAATCTAANTCATAGATATTGCCGTTACGATAATCTGCTACTAAATGTTTTCCATAAATAAACTCATAACCACCAATCAGATGTTGATCACCATCAACCCCATAAGCCAGGTTAGTCCATACGCCAGCCGACTCATTAAAGAGCCATGTCTGATTGCCTGTAGGAAATGAAATCATGTAGAAATTGGTGTTATCTAGCGTAAAGCATACGCCAAACGCATCACTTGTATCTGAATAGCCTTCTATTGCTTGGCCTATCGCTGGATTGCCAATAGCGCGCAAGCTCAAACCTGCTAATTGATAGATAGATAAATCGCTACCCAAAAAGTATGCAAACGAGTTATTAGAGTCTATCGAATGAGTCGCGCCTAGTCCTATTTCCTGAGTAGAGTTTAATATGAATGAATATGGCGGATTGCCTGAGCCGGTGTTATACAAAGGCTGAATAGAGTCGGCGCCAAAAGCGTTAACCTGCTGCTTGTATGCAAACACCGCTTTCATATCATCAGGCTTTGACTCTGCAGTAATTACATTAGCGCTATCTACTGTTAACGGGTCATCCAAATCAGCAAATACGACATCACCGCCTGAACCATCATAAACTACGCGCCGGTTGATATACGTTACTGTTGAGGCGTTTGGTAAATCCGCATCAGTACCCTGAACCAATACTGANCCGTCAAACGTGTATGGCTTACCGGTGCCCGTTGCTATAATTAGGTTTGTACCATCTTCTGCAAAGTCACACCGCCCTGAGCCCTCTATCGTACCCATTGACGTTACAGCGCCGCTAGATGATATCTTGTTTAGTGTCGAGCCCATCACCTCGTACAAGGTGTTATTTAAGCGCCCAACACCACGACTAAGGCCGGTTCCCGTTGCAAAAGGCTTTAAGCCTGGGAATGGTTGGAATGATAACTGTTCACCACCTTGCGCATTCACTGTCACATAAAAGTTTTGTGTCTGCTGTGCGCCAACTGGTAAAGATCGGTTTGTATATGTAGGCCCAATTAAGGGTAGATTAACGATAGCCATTAGTAATAAACAGCCTCGTTTTCGTTATTGAAGTAATCATCCTGAAGTGAGCGTCTAATTCTAAACTCTGCTTGTGATGCCGCTAATAGCAATCTTTGAAACTTCTCGCTATTAACTCTATATTCATCAGCCCTAGAGAACGCTACTAAATCAACTACAGGACTAACTAAGTCATCTGGCACTTCTGCCGACTCTGCCCAGTTTACAAGGTCTTCAGCTCGCAGCCGGTTATAAACTTCCGTATATGCCGCATCTAAATCACTCGAGACAGCATTCTCTAATGCTTGACCAATAGCCTTAACACCAAGTTTAAAGCCTGCTTTATTCCGTATTTCCGCCGCTGTTGCCATCTTCTACCGCCTTAGTTTTCCGCGTCTTAACTTCTGAGAAGTGCGAATTGTTCGATAGTTTATTAATTATATCTTGCTCTGTTACTTTTACGGGCTCATTAATTGGGAAATCATAACCCCTAAAACTAAACCCTTTGCAGTCACCAATATATCTAAATTTCATATTTCACCATATTAAAAAGGGGGCGTTACACCCCCTTCTAATTCTAGCTATCTGCTACAGAAGCAAAGAAGCCAGTTACAATACCATGATCCTTAAGGTCATCAGTATCACCTGAGCCGCTACCAAACATCATCTTAGTGATTTCGTACCACTGACGAACCGCTAGACCTTGCTTGTCACCATAATCGAACTCTTCATCAATAGTTTGAGGACGTTTACCCCAAGCCATTGCTACAGCACCCGCACCACACAAGTAACATGGAGCGACATCAATCGAGCCAGCACCTACACCACTCAATACGCCAATATCTTCTACTTCGATAATCGCAATATTGTCGTAGATGTAATCAGCACCCGCAAAGATTGGGTTCTGCTTTCCACGGCTTCGAGCTTCACGATTAGCTTGCATGAAATCGCTATCATTAGTTAGGTCACGCAATACCAGTGAAGGCACAAACAGTACATAACTATCAGAAGTCACACCGCCATTACGAGGCTTAATCGGCCCAATTTTAGGCGATGCTGTCTTAGCAATACGCTTCATCAAGCTAAGTGCGCCAGGTGTTAACTGATCGGCTGTGTTGTCGATGTTAGCCAATGCTGCTGAATGATCCACGCCATGGTTAGATAGCGCCGCACCAAACAGCACTCGATCGGTATTATCTACCAACCACGCATCTTTTTGAGCTTCTGAAGCTGAACCGTAATCCACGCCGTTAATCTGACCTAATGCCGTAATAACTTTATCGCGCGTTAACTCCATTTCCCAGTTCATAAGAGCGTCACCGCCTGCATTACGAAGAGGGATGGCAGAGAACTGATCCTCTAGAACTGGTACACGTACCGCATTACGATACTGATCAATCGTTACTTTCTGGCTACGTGAAACTAATGCTTCTTCGTTACCTTCTAGCGTGCTTGAACCTGTTACTGCTGAACCTGATAGAGCATTAACCAAGCTAAAAGTAACAGAGTCACCAGGCTTTTTAGTTAAATCCTCTTTCACGTTAATAATTGAATTACTCTTTGAGCCCATAAAAGGCTTAAAGATTGAAGCGTTCAAAGAATCTACAAAGAATTTCTCATCCCACTGTTGGACGGTTAGGCCCGTTGCTGCACTTGAATCAGTCATAACTATTTACCTTAATCATTAAAAATACTATTAAGTGGCGATGCTCCCGCCCAAGTCGGTTTCGTTACCGTACCTTTGCTGGGTTCGCTCACTAGCGATGTTGGGATGGAGTCGCGAAGAGTTTTATCTGCTTTCTGCTTGCCACTAAACTCAGCTTCTAGCTCTGCTCTAACCTTTGCTTCTATTTCAGCTCTGGTTGTCGCTTCAAATTCATCAATATTCTGCATCTTTTCCATCTTTTCATGCTTTGTGACAATATCCACAATTTCATGATATGGACTAGCTGCATTCTGAACTTGAGCCGATAGCGCTGGATTCGTAGCCTTTAAAGCCTGGAACGCTTCGATTTTATCATCTAAATCTTGATACTCGCGCCTTGCGTGGAATTCGCTCATATTAGCCCGTTCATTGAACATGGCCTGATTGAATTCTGTCTGCATATGCTCGGTATAAGCTTTCTGATCTTCGAAAACATCCGGCGCTGGGGTCTTTTCCTTATTGGAATTAAACTCAGCCACCTGCTTCTCTGCTGCTTGCCGTTTCTCTCGCTCTGCCATCAATGCCTTAATTGGCACGCTTTGGGGTTCTGCTTCTGGTACTTCCGGCGCTGTCGTCGCTTCCGGCTCTTCCTGTTTTTCGACCGTTTCGGGTTCTACCGCTGCTACTTCTTCAACCACTTCTGTTGTTTCAGTTATGGCCTCGACTGCTTCCGGTTCGCCGTCTTCAAATACTGCTGCTAAACTTTCCATTACGTTCTCCTCATCGCCCTTTACGTTGGCGTCACGATCACCCGAAAAGCCGGTGGCGCTTATTACTTAATGCAATTTTACTATCTTATCAACCTAATTCATAGNTTCTAACTATATAGAAACGTTTGTGGCGCCAGGGTTAGCCAGTATCAACGCGTTTTCAATCTGCTTTTGTGTAGCTTCTTGATTGGTCTTCGCTACTGTAGCCTGATTCTTCTCTATTTCTGATTGAGTCTTACTAGCTTCCAATTGTGCTAAAGCTTCCTGGATTTGTGCGTTCTTCTGCATTACTTGCTGCTGTTGTTCTTGCGCTGCTTGCTGCTCTGGCGTTAGATCATTGCCCAGAATCTTATCTTTGTTTCTTAGCGTAGACATCTGCACGATAGCATCCCACGGAATGCCTTTAGGGTTCTGCTCTGTTTGCGGGTTCGCCTGGTACATTTTCACAAGTAGGTCGAATTGTTCACCTTGAAGGTTTACAGTGTCCGGCACTTCTTCCAAGATGATATCTACATCAATCTCGGCTACGTTATTTGACACATCAACCACTTGACCCATTTGTGGNTCNTGCGCTATAAACTGCTGTATCTGGGGGCCAAATTGCGCTTTAACATCAGCAATTGATAAACCTGTCTTCTCCATTACAGCCTGCTCTGCCATCGTAACCGGAGTATTTAACCCTACCCATTTTAAGTTTTCTTCGTCATCAGTAACACGAAGCCACTTCTCTTCATTCCAATACTGTTTGATCCGTGACCAAATAGCTCTGGCAACTCTACGCTTCCACTGGTGATGCACGTCAAATAATGGCGCTAACTCAATTGACCCGCCTTGCTGTAATGCCTGAACCGCTCGACCTGATAAGCCTTGATCAGCCTGACCTGACAAAGCCGCATTTGCACTAACTGAATCCATCTGTTGAATAGATTCCTGGTACATCTGAAACTGACTAGCCACTAAACCTGCATCTGGAATGATACCGAAATCACTACCAAAGGTGCCATTACTTGGAAACTCTAAGTGACCATTTGGCTTGTTTGCTTCACGCTTAAATCGGTTTATGTTCTTGAGATGGCCTTCTTTGCTGAACGTTTGATTGGTGTTCAAGATATGAAGAGCTTTTGACCGTCGCTTATTGATTTCGTCTTGAATATCAATTAAGCCTTTTACAGCGCCGTATCTATTACCCTGTCGATCAATCTTCATTGACGCCATAATCAAAGGATTTTCAGGCTTACCCAGCTCATCCACATAAGGCGACTCTTTCGGCTCTTCCAGGAATACACCTTTCGTATAGATTGCCGTAAACCATTTAGCATTGTGTATAAAGCTAATCTGAACGACCAT